GGAATCGCCAAGCAGATAGCAAAAGCTTTGACCCAGATTGTGCTGGATGAAAACCCGCATCTGAAAAAGGAACGTAAGGTTGCATCCGTTGTACTGCCAGCTAAGAGAGTACTGGGTGATCCCGATAACGTAGACAACTGGACCGTCGAAGACGCATTCGAGTACCGGAAACAGAATGAAAAGTTAACTGATGACGTTACTTACTTCTTCGAAAGATTTCTCGTAAAAGCTGTCTTCGATTGTGGCGAGTACAACTATCCAAAGCGATTTGCTGACTGGCCCCTCGTTAGCGAAAAAGATATCGAGATCTTTAACAAGTTTCGCTGGAGAGAAGTTGAGGCCAAACGAGACAAACCGATTGCCGGAGGCACAAGAAACACAGAGTTAAACTATCTGAGGGCTTCCATGAAAGTGGCAGAGCGTGTCAGCTATAATTATAGCGACGGAAGATATCGGTGCCCCTCCATTAAATGTTTTCCTGAGAACGAAAACACAGACAATTTTCTGACACCGGAGGAAGCAAAGGCTGTGCTGGAGTGGATGGCAGAAAACAAACGTAACCATCTCAAGATGTATCTTACACAGGCGTACACCGGAGCAAGGCCAATAGAGATTGCCAGACTGACATGGGATTGTGTTCATCTGGAAGATGAAAAGAGCCGTGTCCAATTCTATAACTATAAGGGAGGGAAGGGCAAAAGAACTCGCTGGGTTCCATTGCACCGCATCTTGGTTGAGATGCTGAAGGATCATCCAAGGAGTGTGCGTAATGATTTTGTGTTCCATACATTTTGCGGGAAACCTTTTTCAGTTAAGAGTGCAAAGGCTGGAACCAGATCACCCTCATATATTATGTCGTTCACTGAATGCGCCAGGGAACTGGGTTTGAACAAAACCAGCTATGCTTTTCGGCACAGCTTTGCAACGTGGCTGCTCGAAAATGGCGAAACCATCATAACAGTTATGAAGCTGATGGGGCACAGCCAGATAACCACCACACAAAAGTACTTGGGCGTAGCTGACGCAACCAAGATAAATGCAGTCAATAATTTACCAACATTGTAGGAGTTTTTATGTCACCGGAATCAGTGTTTCTCCAAAAAGTAGTTCGCATACTGGTTCTGGTGTCGTGGTGGTAGTGCGAATTTGCCACCACTGGGGGGGAAGCTGGAACTTTCCCCCCTTCTTTTAATTAACTTTCGAAGGAGAACTATATGGAATTTGTAACTATCGACGGCATCAAATGCTTTGGTGAAGTTAGACTAGGTAATCACTATGCGATTATGTGGTCTGAGCAACCAGCGACTGTTGTCGATGATGAGTTGGGAACCGACGCGACTATCACTAGCTGGGACCAAGTTGTTAAAGCAATTAGGGAACAGCATGTGGGTGATATCGTTGAGATCCATGCTCACTGATGACCAAACTTTTTTCAAACTACGGCACTGTCACTAGTGTCACTAAACCTGTCATTGGTGACAGGAGTTGATAATAGGACAGGCTGGAGACCGCAGAAAAAGTAGCGGTTCAAACCTTGCCTGTAGAGTTCATATAAACAACTCATCAAACTTTGGTGACAGTAGTTTGAAACTAGTTTGTAACTAATTTTTTTTTGATTTTTTCTAAAAAACTTTCTTAAATACCTCTTCGCTCATATCTCGGAGGTCAGAAGGGGAAACACATAGGAGATATAATATGGTTGATTTAAAAGTTGTACAAAACGAAAGTGAATATGGAAAGTCGCAAGCTGGACTTCTTACAGAATACTCAAGACATTTCAAACAAAACCTTAATGAGCTTTCTAACTATCATCGCGAGATGCATCAGATCATAGCAGAAACGACTATGAGTAATTACTTCTACCCGTACAACGCCGCGCCTTGGCAAAAGGATTATCACGGTTCAATCGACTATCTAGATAATGATGGTAACCACGTTACCATTGAGCATGTAAGAAAGTATGTGTCTACATCTCAGAGAAAACAACGAACGACTTGGCTGATGGATTACGCCTTCAACTGCATGATAACCAGAGCGCAAGATCTGCAAGTTGGCATCTGCACGCCCTGGTCGAGCGTAATCACTCCGATTTTATATTCAACTTATAAAGCTATGGCTCTCCAGCATCCAAAGCACTTGATAAGTTACAGAGACTTGGTAACGCCAGTCTCTGAGGGTGGACAAGGCGTAGTCGGTCAAGCAAAGACAAAGACAGTCAGGAACAAATGGTCTGAGCAAGTTTTTCGCGTCAAGCTTTCCGCAAATCTTTTTAGCGAAGACAATCCGTATGCACCAGTAAGAGAAATTTTTTCAACCGATATGCCGGAATTTGCGGGAGAGCTAGATAATCAGCGACGTTTCTTTTATACGCGAGTAAATGGCAGAGCCGCCTTTTGTCACAAGGCAATTATGTGGACAGCCCACGAACTTGCATTTGACAGACTGCACGGTAGAGATCATTGGTTAGATAAAATCCGTTGGTGGGAAGAGGAATTAGGGCACGACAGATCTGTTATAGATTTCATCTACAATCACCATACAAAAAATGACGAGCAGTCAAACAAATGGGTGCTAGGCCAGTCTTTAACTTCGGAAGGTTAACGAGCATTAGTTCTAATTTCTAGTACTAAAATTTAGTACTAGTTTCTAGCACTAAAAATAGAGGGTATTGTTAGGTTATAACATCCTGTAGAACAGAGTAGAATTATTTCTACACTACTACAGGAGCAAATATGGAAACAAATATCTTAGAGAAACTTGGCCTACCAGATGATCAAGAGGCTATCTTCGGTAGGCAAGAACAGGCGAAAGATGAAGCCATTAGGTATGCTATATCAGGATTGCTGGACGCAAAAGAAAAAATGGAAAAGCAGTTTGGCAATTACGCAACCATGAATGCAATGGTCTGGCTGGTAGATGAACTAACAGACAAACTTTTAGATGGACCTTCACTTAAAATAAAAAGGGACTGACCAAAAGGCCAGCCCCCCAACAACAAACCCAGAAGCTTCACCACAAAGTCAACTGGATCTGCTTTTTGATAAGACGCACGAACAGAAAGTTCAAGCGTCTTTTTTCTTATAACCACAAATGCGATTCGCTACGGGTTCTACTTCGATAAAACTTTCTTCGACTGATGATCTACGATTTTCTGGCACCAGTTGACCAGTTCCTCCATCGTTAACTGGCTCTTCATATAGTTTGCCTGGAGTGTGACAAACCATACATTGTCTTTCGTGTAACCTTTACTGCTGTCAATCCTATCAAGTGAGGCGGTGAAGCGTTTGAGATTGGACTCCTGTGTGCCCTCCAATGTTATCTCAAAGCCAGTGATTGGGCACAAGCCTTTCTGATCCTCAAAAAGCTCTTCCAGAAATTCTTTTGTGAGATCGAAGTTCCAGCCCATGCGTTCTGACTTGCGCTTGCAGTCGTGTATAAATCTTCGGAGTCTTGTCGCTTTTGCCATGTTGTACCTCAAGTAATTACTCTGCCAACAGGTTCGGCATTTTTTCAAATGCCAACGGCCTGTCATAGGGAAATCATCTAGTGGCTTTGTTTCGCCGCAGATATTACATGTTCTATTTTGGGGGGCCATAGTTTAGCCAGGTCGCTGCAGCGATTGCACCAAGGATGGCTACTGTGATTGATTTGAGAATTGTTTTTGAGATGGTTCTTTTCGCGGAGCGAAAATCATCGAGGAGATTTCTAAGGTCGTGGATATCTTTACCCGCCTCTGGGTCACCCAGACCAACTTGCTTGAGGGCTTCTCTGGCACCATCAGTTGCGGCTCTATTCAATAGAACCTGTAGACGTTGTTCATCGAGTTCGACCATTGGTCTCAACGGAAGCTTGTTTACGCGAGTAACTTCCCTTGCCCTTCTTTGATCGGACAATACGCTGCACATAGGTATTGCCGGAGAGGAGTTTCGCAACTGGGTTTTTTGTCTTAGCCATCCGGTGAGTTTATTAAAACTCCGAATCATCGTCGTCCCAGTCAATAATTCTATTCAGTTGATACTGAATTCTCATTAATGGGTAAAAATTCTTTAGGCGAAGAGCAACCACACTATCCTCTATTGGTTCGCGGTTGATTTTCGAAAAGACCACTGGGATATCACCAGTGTCTCTGATGCCTACATTTCTTTCAGCTTGTGCTAGGGCAGTTCGGAAGTTTAGTTTCTCGACAGCTTTCGCTTCGGCAAACCACAAAGGTAAACCTAAAAGGTCAGCACCTCCGGCTTGCCAGTTAAGCGACCCTCCTCCAGAGAGGGGAGCGCGACTTACGCGAGGCTCTCCGTTGAAGATTACATCGTTAAAGTATTTTGCTAAATCCCTCTCGTACTTGTCGCCTTTGGCTTTCGGGTTCTTCAGTCTCGCCATCGTCTGCCTTTCGTTCAAAAGTTTTTAATGAGATTTGTAGGAGGAGTTCTTCTGCCTCGCTCATCGAGAGGTGATTGTAAGCAACCAGTTGATCGAGCCTGTCGTTGATCTCTGACAGGATCTTGATCCGGTACTTACAGTCTTCGTCACGCGAAGTCAGCGTGAAGCTCCTTACATTTGTTGCAGATATATTGCCATTTAGGTCTGGGCTTTTTAGAGCCACAACTTAGGCAAGGTC